TGAAACTCCACAATACATGTATATGATGATTGCGGCAACACTGTTTGCTGATTATCCAAAAGACACAAGATTAAAATATATTAAACGATATTACAATGCAGTTTCTGAATTTAAAATTAATATACCAACACCTGTTATGGCCGGTGTTAGAACACCAATGAGACAGTTTGCAAGTTGTGTTCTTGTTGATGTAAATGATACATTGCCGAGTATCTTTAGTAGTGATATGGCAATTGGTAGATATATTGCACAACGAGCCGGAATTGGCATCAATGCAAGTAGAATTAGAGGTATCAATGCAAAAATCAGAGGCGGAGAAGTAGCACACACAGGTGTTATCCCTTTCCTTAAAAAGTTTGAAGCAACAGTGAGATGTTGTACACAAAATGGGGTACGTGGTGGTAGTGCTACAGTTCATTTCCCAATTTGGCATCAAGAAATTAAAGATATTCTTGTGCTAAAAAACAACAAAGGTACTGAAGATAACAGAGTAAGAAGACTTGATTATTCAATTCAGTTATCAAAATTATTTTATGAAAGATTTTTAAATAATGAAGATATTACATTATTTTCACCGCATGATGTGCCTGGACTTTATGAAGCATTTGGTACACCAGAATTTGATGAACTATATACATCTTATGAGCGTAAGAGATCAATTCCAAAAAAAACTATTTCTGCACAAGAACTGTTTGGAGATCTTTTAAAAGAACGAGCCGAAACTGGTAGAATTTACATCATGAATATAGATCATACTAACTCTCATAGTTCTTTTGTTGATAAAGTTAGTATGTCAAATTTGTGCCAAGAAATTACGTTACCAACAACACCAATTGAACATATTGATGGAGATGGTGAAATAGCATTATGTATTTTATCTGCAATAAATGTTGGATTAGTTAAAGAGCTTAGTGAACTTGAGGAACTTTGTGAGTTGGCGGTAAGAGCATTAGATGAAATTATTGATTATCAAAAATATCCAGTTAAAGCGGCTGAGATTAGTACAAAGGCACGTAGAAGTTTAGGTATTGGTTATATAGGGTTAGCACATTATCTTGCTAAAAACCAAGTGTTATACAGTGATAAAAGTGCTTTAAAATTAGTGCATGAGTTAACTGAAGCATTTCAGTACTACTTGATAAAAGCATCAGTTGATCTTGCAAAAGAAAAAGGACAATGCGAATATTTTGAAAGAACAAAATATGCACAAGGTCTTTTACCAATTGATCATTATAAAAAAGATCTTGATGGTGTATGCAATACAAAATTAAAATTAAATTGGGAAAAATTAAGAAAAGAAGTTAAACAAAATGGAATGAGACATTCTACATTGTCAGCACAAATGCCATCAGAAAGTTCTTCGGTTGTTAGTAACTCAACAAACGGAATTGAACCGCCAAGAGCATATTTGAGTATTAAGAAAAGTAAAAAAGGTCCTTTAAAACAGATTGTTCCACAATACAGTCAGTTAAAGAATTTTTATACTTTGTTATGGGACATGCCTGGTAATGAAGGATATATTAATGTAATTGCTGTCATGCAGAAGTTTTTTGATCAAGCAATTAGTGGTAATTGGAGTTATAATCCAACTCAGTATGAAAATAATGAAATTCCAACAAGTGTTATGTTTAAAGATCTTCTTACAACATATAAATTAGGATGGAAAACTAGTTACTATCAAAACACATATGATTTTAAAACTGATCCAGCTGAAATTGAAACACCGCCTATACAAAATGCGGCAGAAGAGTTTCCTACATTCGAAAAAGAAGGAAAAATATTAGCTGACATTGAAGACGAAGCTAATTGTGAAGCATGTACTATATAGAGATAGAGAGATAAAGAAATAAAATGACAAAGACTGTATTCAATAGAAATGATATTGATTTTACAAAAGAGCCAATGTTTTTTGGCGAAGATCAAAATGTACAAAGATATGATGTTTTTAAGTATCCTGCACTGGATAAACTTAATCAAACAATGTTGGGCTATTTTTGGAGGCCAGAAGAAGTTTCATTACAAAAAGATAGAGCAGATTATCAAAACTTTCGTACTGAACAAAAACATATTTTTACAGCAAATTTAAAATATCAAACTCTGCTTGACTCAGTTCAAGGACGTGGACCATGTCTAAGTTTTTTACCTTATGTATCAAATCCAGAACTTGAAGGTTGTATTATTACATGGGACTTTTTTGAAACAATTCATTCACGTTCATATACACACATTATTAAAAATGTTTATCCTGATCCAAGTGAAGTGTTTGACACAATCCTTGATGATGAAGAAATTATTAAGAGAGCAATTTCAGTAACAAAAAATTATGATAGCTTTTCTGAAATAGCTCAAAATTATTTTGTTAAAGGTGTTGGGGATATTAAAGAAGTTAAACGTCAGTTGTATCTTGCAATGGTCAATGTAAACATACTAGAAGGTTTAAGATTTTATGTTTCGTTTGCTTGTACTTTTGCGTTTGGCGAACTGAAACTAATGGAAGGCAGTGCTAAGATTATTTCGCTTATTGCTAGAGATGAATCGCAACATCTTGCATTGTCAACACACATTATTAAAAATTGGCAACAAGGTGATGACAAAGACATGTTAAAAATTGTTAATGAAGAAAAAGATAGTGTGTACAAAATGTTTAAAACGTGTGTAGAAGAAGAAAAAGCATGGGCAAGACATTTAATGAAAGACGGTACAATAATTGGATTAAATGAATTGTTGTTAGGAAGATACGTTGAATTTATTGCTAATAAAAGATTAAAAGCAATTGGGTTAGATCCAATATTTGATCAACCAATTACACAGAATCCATTGCCATGGACACAGCATTGGTTAAGCTCGTCTGGATTACAAGTGGCTCCTCAGGAAACTGAAGTAGAGAGTTATATTGTAGGTGGTGTAAAACAAGATGTTGAAAAAGATACATTTAAAGGATTTAAACTTTGATTTATGAAAAAAGGTATCTTTGCCAACATGGACGAAGAGTCGTTTGCTAAAATTAAAAAATTATTAGTGAACACAAAAAAAGAAAAATCAAAAAATAAACACAAAAAACAAAAAGGAAAAAATGTTACAAGAAAAATTTAACAAAGATGATATAGTGGTATTTCGTACTGTAAGCAGTGATGAAGTGATTGCAAAAGTAATTGAAGAAAATGATATAAACTTAGTAGTATCAAAACCTCTTGCATTAGCACAAACACCACAAGGTATAGGTATGACATTTTATATGATTATGGCAGATCAAGATAGTACTTTTACATTTAACAAAAGTAGTATAATCACACTAACAAAAGCAAATAAACAGGCTGAAGAATCATATACAAAAAGTACATCAAAAATTGTTCAACCACCAAAATCACAGATTATAACTTAATAAATACTATTATTAAGGTATAACTATGACACTACCAGTAACAAGATTAGGTGATTTATGTACAGGACATGGCTGTTGGCCTAGTCGTGCAAACAACAGTGCAAGTCCAAATGTTTATGCAAATGATATTGCAGTACATAGACACACTGATGGATGGGCATCGCATTGTTGCCCACCTATACCTCTTTGTCATTCAAGTACTCTTGCGGCAGGATCCGGAACAGTGTTTGCTAATGATTTAGGTGTTGGTAGAATTACTGACCCTGTTGCTTGTGGAAGCACAGTGCAAACGGGCAGTCCAAACGTATACGCAGGAAAATAACATTATGGCAACTGGACAACAAATACCGGGTTTACAACTAGATAGTTTAAATTTTCCCACAGACATAAATGCAAATACTATAACTATATCCGATGTACAAAAAAACTTAATTGCCAGTGGAGCATTAAACATAGTTGATCATGTTGATCCGTGGGGAAGAACATGTAAAGCCTATGCTGGATTTAAAAATCCGCATGACGAATCAATTAAAGAAATTGCTCAAATCATCAATCAACAAAAAGCCTCATTACCAGATGGCTGGGGACATAATGATTATAACCAGAGAGCAGTTGTGCCCGGAAATTTGATTGGCCCTGGGCAACCAGATCGTAAGTTAACTGATATGGAAATTAATGATATTAATTTTGTTGAAGGTGCAATGCAAGATATTACTTGGTTACAAAATAGACAAAGTGGTATGTGTATTACAGAATATGCAGATCCTAATGCTCAGTGGGTAGCGATGGGAAAGACTGCATTGTATCCTAATTATGGAGTTGATATTCCTACAACTGCTAGTTCACCTGGCGGTGTTGCAGTACCTTCTATTGGAACTTATCTAAGTGCATTGAGCAGTATAAATTCACTTGCTAGTACTTTAGGAAATATACCTGCGGTGTCAGGTGGTCCTTGTAAATTCATGGAAGACATGCTAGGAGCATTATTTAAAGCAGGCCAGGTGTTAGGTGAAATACTTGGCAAGTTAAGACAGGTGCTTGGTATACTTGCAATGGCATTAGCAATTATTGGTTTGGTAAAACTTTTAATTGATATTATCAAAGAAGATTTACGAAACCTTGGTAGGTTTTTAGAACTTCTAAAACAAGCGGCACTTGCCGGATTACTTGAAGCGTTAATGCAAGATCCTTGTGCCAAATATTTAATTACATCAGCAATAGCAACAACACAGACAATTAATAATCTAAAAACAACTCTTTAATATCATGTATAAGCCATTGCCAGACGGATTAACTATTAAAGAATCAAATGTGCAAGGTTTGGGTTTGTTTGCAACAAAAGATTTTGATGCCGATGTGGTATTGGGTATAGTACACGTATTAAATAAAAATTTTCCACATGGCAGTATTAGAACAGCCTTAGGTGCATTTTATAATCATTCAGATGATCCTAATTGTAAAAATGTTTCAGGATTTTGGCATCAACTGCCAGTAAAATATCTTATCACAATTAAACCAATCAAAACTGGTCAAGAACTTACAGCCAAATATACTCTTTATAACGATTTTCATGATTGACAGAATCTGTTTTCTGTGCTATAAATATTTATACAATGTTGAAATAACTTAAAAGTTGAGTAGGACCCGGGGGCGGTACCCGGCGGCTCCACCATAAACATATTGGGAGTTAAATGGAATTTTTGTGGATAGGAATAGCAGTAGCATTTGCTACCGTATTGTGGGCATTAACACTTTAAGAATATGTTTATGATGGGGCCGAACTTAGGATCGACTATCATATTAGTAGAGTTATGGAGTTGTCCGGCGGAAGCTCGGTTAACGCAACAAACTTACAAATGCAGATGAAAATCTAGCACTTGCGGCCTAATTTAGGCTAACGGGGTTGGCAACTTGCCTGGCAACAGAAAAGTTGCATTAAATATAAAAAACAAAAAGGAAAAAATAATATATGTTTTTTAAAAAAATGAAACAGTTTTGGGTAAGCAGTTATCAGTCAAATCCATTGGCTTTTTATATGGAAATGATCAGTGCTGTATTTGTAATTACTGGCAGTGCTATATTGACTTACACAGTACTAGAACCTAGGCCAGATATATTTGTTCCTTTTTATTTTGTGGGCAGTGTGACAGGTTTTGTTGGTGCATATTATAGACAAGCAGTGTGGGTAATGGTATTAACAGCATGGTTTTCTACTATGAATATTATTGCATTGTGGAGATTGTTTGTATGATAAAAGAAAAGATAGCCACTTGGGGAGAAAATCTAGGACTGCTTGAAGGTATGGAAAGATTGTCTTATCTTGTGGATTTATCAAAATCATCCACCACATTGCCTGAAGAATTAAGAACTGACGATAGGCTAGTTACAGGTTGTGTTAGTAAAATTTGGGTAGATGTAGGTTTGAAAGAAAACAAAATTAATGTATACTATGACAGTGATGCAATGATTACTAAAGGAATAACAAGAGTTGTTTGTGAGTGTTTTACAGGTGCTTCAAAACAAGAAGCATTAGATACCACAACTGAAGATTTTGCAAAATTAGGAGTAAGAGAATTATTAACACCACAACGACAAAATGGATTGTCTCGTTTGATTATAACAATACAACAAAAAATAGAAGCACTATAATATGGCATGGGTAAAATATTTTGTAATAGAAGAAAATTGGTGTAATGGATTTCCTGATGCACTTGTTGGAGCAGATGAAAAAGAAAAAGAAATTTGGGATTTTTTGAAAAAACACGAAATTGATTATGGATACAAATGTGATCAAACAATACCTTCATTTGTGCATAATGGTATCAGTTGGTATTGTCATCAAAAAAGTGCAAAAAAAGTGCAAACAAAATTTAATATAACAGACATAGTGACAGACAAAGAACAATTAAAAAAAGAAAAAAATCAAGATAGTGAACTAAGAAAGTTAATGAAAACTGAAGAATGGCTGTTAAATAAATTACAAAAAGATGCAAATGATATTATTGGACGAGGAAATAAAAAATTAAAATTTTCGCAATTGTTAAAAGATGCAAACCCAGATATTGCCAAAGTTCGTCTACCAAAAGCAATACAAAAACTATTTGATGACAACGTATTTGCAGTAGATGAAAAAAGTGTAGTAATTAAAGGAGAAAATTTTAAAATTGTGGAATAAAATTGGAAGGGTGGCTGAGCGGTTGAAAGCACTGGTCTTGAAAACCAGCATAGGGGCAACTCTATCGTGGGTTCGAATCCCACCCCTTCCGCCATATTTCAAATAAATATACTTGAAGCTAAATTTAAAGAATTTTTATTTGATCAAATAAATATACTTGAAGTTAAATTTAAAGAATTTTTATAGTATGTTTAAAGGAAAATATAGTCACACTATTAGTCATCATTCTATGATCAATGACAAATATCGAACTTTGTCATGGAATTCAGCTATTAAAGAAACCATATCACCTGGAGATACAGTTATTGATTTTGGTGCAGGTAGTGGTATACTATCGTCATTTGCTTTACAGGCCGGCGCAAAGCATGTGTATTGTGTTGAACGTAACACAAACGCAAGACATTTATGTAATGAACTATTAAAGAATAATGGATACAATAATTTTACTATTATTGATGATTACAGATTATTGCCAGATACAACTATAGATGCTATAATAAGTGAATCAATTGGAGATCATTTAATAGAAAATCGTAGTATGAAGATATTTTTAGATCTTTGTAAACAGTATAAACCAAAAAAAATTATTCCAAGCAATATTAGTCTTCATGTGTATCCTGAAGTGTTAGCAAAAAAACACAATGGGGTTAGTGAAGTAGAAAGCACAACCGGAATAAATTTAAAAGCAATTACTGAACCAATACTGCCTAATCCTATACTGGATATAGGTTACTTTGAACAAAATACAAATACAGATTTGTATTGGAAAATAGATAATTTTTATAATATAGATCAAAAATTAACAACTATACTAGATTGTAAAGTACCTGATATAACAACAACAGCTGATGGATATATTAAACATGAGTTTGAAGTAAACACAAAAAGACTAAAAGAATACGGAATATTAATTTATTGGATAGCAACACTTTCTAAAAATTACATAATACACAATCATCCAAGCAGAATAGAAAAACAAAACCATAGTTATTACCAAAGAATTCTTAATATATATAATCCTAGTAAGAAGTTAAAAAACAAAATAAATTTTATTTTAGATTTAGATTATGATAATGATGAATATGAGGACAAGCCATGCCAGAATTTAACGATAAAGGTAACACAGTAAAAAGTTATAACTCTAATTTAATACCAACCGGAACAACTGAAAATTTTTTATCTAATGACACAGTTGAAAAAGTTTTAAAAGTTTACAATTCTCTATCAGACAGATTAACTGAAGTTTTAAAAACTCCAGCAAGAATTGTTGAGTTTGATTTTGAAAATATTGAAAATAATAAAGCCATGATTGCTTATACATTTTATAACACTAGCACACGTGACTATTCACACGGTTCAATAGATGATAGTGATGATTTATATCCGTCAGTTATAGAATCAATTGACACATCAATATTACATCAACTTAAATCTAAAATAATGGATTCATTACAAGCAAATAATATATCTAATGCAAGTAGATTTCGACAGATTTCTTTACATAATCTAGATAGCTTTTTGCCTGTGCATTGTGATGGCAATAATATTATTGATAGGCACAACGGAAGAAAAGATTTTCCGCTAACAAAAATTGAACAATGGGCTAACAGCACATTACTTAATGATCCAGAAAACCATACATGTGCATTACAAGGAATGATTACAATAAACTCCAATAACAAATACTATGGAACAGCAGTATTTGATCAATGGTTTCCATGGAGTACTTATTACATGCCAGATTGCACAGAAGAAAACATGCCTAGGCAAAAGAAAAGTAGAATTACTTTTTTAAAAGGAGACGAGCCTTATCGTTTTAACGAGAACATACGCTTACATACTGGAAAAGAATTCAGCGAAAAGGATTGGAAACAGTTATCCACAAGCCAACATCCAAGAGTTCATACTCTAAAAAGAGAACAATTTTATGGATTATCGTTAGACAGAGTTACATTATTTGGCAAACCTGGTACATTAAATTATTGGGATGGTAAAAAATATCACATGACTATGCCATGGAATCCACAGTTTGACACCAAAAGAATTATGATACAATTTGAAACTTATTATTAAATAGTTAAATAAATTTAAAATAAGACTTGCTATTTTAACAAAACTATGTTACATTAAAACAATGACGTATTATGTAAATCAATCATGTATTATGTGTAAACACACAGACTGTGTAGAAGTGTGTCCTGTAGATTGTTTCTACGAAGGCGAAAACATGCTGGTGATCAATCCTGATGAATGCATAGATTGTGGTGTCTGCGAACCAGAAT